ATGGATTCTGTATGTACACCAAAAACACGAACTTTTACTCTACCAAGCTTCAATGGGTCCGAGATTCTATCCTCTATAATACCTAGATAAAAATTATTCATTGAGAAATTTCTTTAACAAAAGAGTCAGAAATTATTTCCATTTCCATACTATGTTTACCTGCTATAATTCTGTGTCTTATCGCTGTGATGAGATACTTACCAGTGAAATATTCCGATTCGGCATTAGTCTTTATATCATCACTAGCAATTTCACGGCCCTTAGGCGAAGTATAGTTTATGGTCTGTCCTATCTTTATATCCGTGCGGCCGAACACTTTGATGTTGAACTTAAAAGCCCTAATCTGCTCCATCAGCGAGTTTCTCTGAAGCATAGTATCATGTATTCTTTGTGACTTAAACGATCCGTTTAGATAATCATTTTGTCCAGCAAAGTGAATTGATGCTTTGAGATTTTTGTAAAAATTCTTCGATTTCAGTGGAGAATTGTTAGTATGATTACCCTTTGAAAAATCTTTCAGATAATCATATTTCGTTTTCTTAATCTTCTTTGTAGTCAAATCATAAGTGTAAAGGATACCACCATACATGCCAGCCGATAGATTTCTCATATAATCGAATGTCACTGGCATTTCTACCAACTCAACAAATGAATATCTCTTTTCAATATCACCACCAATAGCTGTAGTTGAATTCACATCAGACAAAACATAATCTCTAGCTATGGGTGCCGACAACAAAGAATCTATAGATGTATATTTGTATTCTTTGTTGTTTTCATAGAATAGAAAATTAGATATGCCTCTTTTATTTAAGCTCTTTGTTGTGAGCCAATTGATTGTCTGCATCGGACTCCAATACGGAGCAACAAATGAATAATCGTTTGCTGTAGCATCAAAGTCAATTTTCTTCTCCGAGCCGAGACCGTATACTTTATTTGTGAAGATTTCCTGAATAGTCTTTGTTATATTGCCCTTGAAGGACTTAGATATTTTGGAATTAGTTGAACTGATTAATTCTAATGAGCAAAAATGAAGTAAATACGTTGATGATCGTTTGTTTTGAACTAATTCCGAGAGTTTATAAACGTAGAATTCTTTTATAATACTCTGCACAAGAGAAGGTGTTTGTATATCTATATAAAGAATTTCTTCGCCGATTATCGGTAAAGTATTAATAAGATCCAACGAATCTTGAATTAATAGATATCCCGACATTGTGTTTGAAAATATATCTTCGTATATTGTCATATCATAAACGACAGCAGAAAGATCAAGAATCTTACCATTGTTAGATCTTAGATCAAATCTTCTTATGTTTATCTCACCTGGGGTGGTGATTGAGGTTTTAATTTCAGCCATTTAGAGCATCAGAAAATTGTTTAACAAAATCACCAAGTAATTCTGGTCTCATTATTTTAATAAGGCGTTTTTCATCATTGATTCTGTCTTCGTACTCATAGAAAGTTTCCGAAAAATAGTATGTGTTATCTGGTACTCCGGGATTGCTCGGTGGAATCCAAGCATTGTCTTTTGAGTACACCTTAATTTCACCGACAACATTCTTATCTGCATCAAGCCAGTGTTTGATTGCATTCTTGTCGGCACCATATTTTTCTTCACAGTACATTTCTAATCTATAGTTGTTGCGCGGCCATTCATTTTCTAGATCATGAATCTCGTTGAATATGAGAATGACCCAGTGGTAAGTAGCTGCGCCGTAATATGTTTTTGCAATTGATTGAGCAGTTTCGCCGTTGCTTATTTCATATTCTTCAAACAGATCCGTATAAGGAGCATATTCTGAAATGAATCGAGCACGAGTTAAAATGTCTTTTGCTATATTTTCAACCCCGTTGAATTCATACGTGGTGTACGGTAAGTTTGAAAAATATGTCATGTTTAATATCCAGATGTTATAGATGATTCTCTGTCCCAGATACGGTTTCTGTCGACAAGTTCCAATTCCTTAAACTTCATTAAAACAGATACTTCTGGTGACATACCATCTGGCAAATTACCCCAAGTTGATCCAGAACTATAGCTAACATTTATGTTTTCTAGAACACAAGTCGTAATTCTTGGTAATGCTGTATTTTCTGTGTTACCCTTCATGAGACTGATCTCAAATTCTGCAGGGAATGTATAGAAAAGTTTGCCGCCATCTAATTCAGGGGAAGCATAATATCTAAGAGTTCGAATAATTTCTTGGATCGTTGTAGATTCAAGAGCATTCTTTGGTGCAAAGACATAATTAAAGTTAAATGTTCTGAAAGAAATTTCGTTAAACAGAATTTCTTTCTTCGAATTTATTGCTAATCTGCCAGCCGCAAATAATTTTCTATCTTCTCCGGGCCCGGTAGTACTTGTATTCATGCCGGCAGCTTTTTTCAATGCATTTGCGATTCCATTTAGACCAGCGGAAGCCAATTTTCCACCAACAATCGTCATTAGACCCTCACCCCTGGAAGCGACAGCATCTGCAGCGTTGGACAGTAAACCCGTGTCTTCATTGGAATAATCCATTGTTGTATCAACGTTATAGTTATTCGGCATAGGGAGAACAATGACTCTATCAAGTTTAGTCAGACCGGGTCTATAGATCCATTTTTCTTTGGCAACATTCTCGGAGCCAAATCTAGTATTCATGTCTTGATCCGGTTTTGCATTGTTATAAACAGAATTTGGTAAGTAACTAGCTAGATTTGCAGTCTCACCTATTTGTAAAGCACCCGACTGCCTGGCACGAGCAGCAGTAAGAACATCACCAACACCTTTGTCTTCTTTTAGTTTATTTCCATTAGTAGAAGTATTAATTCTGATTAAGACGTATGTATAATCATTTCCAGCCGAATCTTTAACGGTAACTCCTAAGTCAGACGGAAACGAAAGAACTTTCTTGTCTTTCAGTTGATCTATAGAAGAAACTGAAATACTTTTTCTTGATGAATTTGACTGTTGAGCTGTAGCCATTAGAATCTTTAAGTGTGATTAAATATTAATTATTTAATGGTACTTTTAATGGCTACAACATCCCAAACACCTTTAGAAGCATTTAGTTCTCAGTTAAGAAAATCTAATGTTTCAAGACCATATCTTTTCTATTTAGATATGACAGTTCCTCCGGGTCTTATGACTAAGGATAGTAGCACAGAGGAAGCAAGAACACTTTCACTGTTCTGTGCCGGAGCACAGACTCCCATGCTTCAGATGTTTACCAATGATAACTATTATGAAGCTGGTATCAAACGCAAATATGTCAATGATTATGATTATCAAGATTTTATACTTGATTTCTATGTAGACCAGGATTATACGGTCCAGAAGTTTTTTGCTAAATGGAAAGAATTAATTGTTTCTTCACGCAGAAACTTTAACTACCCAGATGAGTATACGGCAGAAAATTTTGATCTGCACCTTATTGATCTAAAAGGCGAATCAAAATTTATGTATTCTTATAAGCGTGTTGTGCCAAAAACATTTAATAGTGTTAGCATGCAACATGGATCTCATGGTGTGATAGTTTTATCAGTTTCTTTTGTGTTTGAAACCGTTTCAACAACATCGGATACTGCTAAGTCGGATCTAGCGGAAACAAATGTGATAGAAAAAATTAAGAATAATTATTCTAACCCAGAAGTTTACCAAGGACTTCAATCCAACTTAAATAGACAAAGTATTATTTCTGGTCTTGGTGGTGATTTTGGAGGTGCCGGTGGCACTGGCTCTTGGTAAATTTAAAAGTGATCTAAAACATGAAAAAAATTATTCTCCCTACATATACGGTAAAGCTACCCTCAACGAAGAAAACTGTGTCGTTTAGACCATTTACAGTAAAAGAAGAAAAAGCGTTATTGTTGGCTCTCCAAGAAAACAATCTGGAGACTGTAGCATCAGCCATCAAAAATACTATTGATGCATGTACAGACGGCAAGGTTAACCCAGATGAATATCCGTACTATGATCTAGAATTCTTATTCTTGCATATAAGATCTAAATCTGTGGGTGAAATTGTTGATCTTATCGGAACGTGTGAGTGTAAACCTGGTGCCAAGACAGAATTCCAGGTAGATATTACAACTGCTAAAGTAGAACCAGAACCCACCGAAAAACTAAAGCTTAAGATCCCAGAGACAAACTATACTGTAGTACTCCGGCATCCATCACTTTCAGACTTTGTTGAAACTATTCAAAACACAGAGAAGGCAGATGGTATTACTACCGTAGCAAAATGTATTACTTCTATCTACTCAGAAGAAGAGATTTTTGACTACTCCGAAGAAGAAAAAATAGAATTTGTAGAATCTATGACTCCAAAGCAACAGAAACAAATTGCAGAATTTCTGGATAACATGCCGATGGTAAAACTTAATGTATCATTTGATTGCAAACACTGCGGTAAACATCACGAACAAACTATGTCTGGGTTCGAGAATTTTTTTCTATAGGCCTTGGGTATATCGATCTGCAGGATTACTTCAAGGCGTTACATTTGCTACGGTATAGATTTAATTATTCTTCAGACACGATTGATCAAATGACTCGATGGGAATTAGATGTTGAAATGACAATGATATCAGCCGACATTGAAAGAGAGAATCAAAAAGCTGCTCAACACGGCAGCTAAATTGTTACTAAATGTAACAGAGATACTTTCCATTTATAGATCAATAACTTAGAAGATCAAAAAAGATTTTACTTTTACTAGAACGATTGTTATAATTATTCTATAAGAAGGCCTTAGAGTGTTCAACTAAAGTTGAACTATATTCTCTTCATGTACTTTGGAAGCTGAAGCTAAAGGTCTTTAAACTAAACTACAAAGTTAATAGAGAATTAAAGCTATGGAGCTAGCTTTAGCTAGTGTAATAGCTTACCCGGAGGGTTACTACTAAGTGGGCTAACTTTAAAGCTTTAAAAGCTTATTAA